GCCCGGGAATTCGATGTTTGCTGTTTTACTTGAAGTAAGTAAGTCAGACAATGTCTGAATACTTGGTGCAGTTGCTGTTGCTGCTGTTGTCATAATTATATCCTGTTTTAAATTAAAAATAATGGTGCGCCGAAACGCACCATTAAGTATTAACTAGTTATTAAGTTACAGTTTTACCTTTGTAATTAACAACTAATTCATCTTCGCCTGCAAAGTCTGTTTCTAGAGCTGTGAAGTTCATAGTTACACCCATTACGTCTGAAGTATCAATTTGAGGAAGCTCGAAGTGTGCTTGTCCCATACTGAATTGAACTTGAGGCTCGCCAGATGCAGTTCCGCCAACATTAAGGTTAATGTTGAAAGAGTTTGTACTATCTGGAGAAGCACTACCCATGTCCGTTACCATATCATCATACACACCTTTAGTACCTGTAGCTGAGCTATCTAAGTATGCAGTAAGGTTACCCGAAATCGCACGAGTTCCTACTTGGTGATCGATTGGTGTATTAATCTTACCTAGCTCTTCTGGAGTTACGAAAGAAATACCATTATCAATAGTTACGTTTCCACCTGTTAGGGCGAAGTCATAAGATACGGCAGTTTTAGTGATAGTAGTAGTTGCTGAAGCACCTGAACCACCGCCACCAGTAACTGTTACAGTAGGAGCTGAAGTATACCCTGCACCACCATCTGTGATAGTAATTGCAGTTACTGCACCGCCTGAAACTGTTGCTGTACCTTTTGCAGTTCTTCCACCTGAAGGAGCTGCTGTAAAGCTAATAGTAGGGGTTGAAGTATATCCAGTACCTCCAGTGATTGTTGTAGCTGTAACACGTCCACCAGTTGACTCGTCTAAGTCTGCTGATAGAGAAACTGTACTTAATCTATTAAGAATAAAGTCAGCGTCTGTTTGAGCGGCTACGTAGTCTGTACCTGCTGTATCTGGGTAAGTTGTTCCAACTTCTTCCAAGTCAGTTGCGAAACCAGACCAAGTGATCTGTGCAATACCATCAATGTCAAAATCAATTGAAGCCGAATTTACAGCCATCTTAGACAACTTGTATGTAAGGCCTGAATCAGAAAAACGGAAGTACCCGTACAACTTTAGTAGTTGATTAGCTGCTTCTGATGTTTCAAAATCGATTGTTAAATCAGTAGTATCGTTAGCTAAGCCATTACCTGCATAATTTGATTTCTCATTAGAAACTAGAGCGTTCCATAATAAAGCCTCAGTACAAGAATGCTTGCTAGAGTCTGCTGTATCCTTGAAAGGACGGATGTAAGTAGTAAAACTCCAATCAACGGGCTCCATAGATGTATTAAAAATCTTTTGACCACGTCTAGGTGTTGTTCCTGCTTCATTTAATGTTATATTTTGTGTTCCTGTCGCTTGTGAAAAAGAAAATCCATCAAGAATTGGAATCTCGAAAGTATTTGAATCCTTTAAAGATGAACCTACTCCACCCCACGAGCTCTCTACTGTTGATAAGTAGAGTGTTGCATTTCTGCTTAAAGATAAAGCCATTTTATCTCTCCTATTTTAACTTGTCATTAACGAAATATTTGACTATTGTCTATTTCCGTTTTGGACTATAGTTGATACCTTACTTCTAAGGTAATCTCACCTACTCCGTATGGAGCAAGTAATCCTTCGTCAGTTGCGATACTTAATATCGTCATCTGCTCAGTCTGTTTGCCAGTATCGTATGTTAATACGTTATTAGCGTCAATTTGTGTTTCAATGTCATATAGTACTTTTTCTAGTTCATCTAAAGGCTCTTCGCCATATACATACATTCTAATGTTTAATCCCAGCATGCCCCATTTGAAGCCTCCTGGTAAGTACTCTCGTACTTCGTTACCTGCTACTACCGATACATAAGGGAAGTCATTTACTTCGTCCCAAAAGATCAGCTTGTTAGTAACATTGTTAGCTAAGTCAATATTGAAAGAACCAGAGCCGTCAATTTCTTTAATTTTAGTAATGAGTTCATTTACTATTGCTGAACGTGCTTTACCTGCCATTATACTCTCCTAGTTCTAACGTTTAACTTATGACTAACCAATTTGGTTGCAATATCTCTAATAGATCTACTAATAAGTAGTCTTGGGTCTCTTCTCGTGGAGCCTTGCTTAAAGCCTCTTTCGAATGTCTGATAAGGATACTTCATATAATTATAAAAAGCTGTTAATGTTCCTTGCCTAGACTGTGTAACATTTGTAATTGTAACTGATTCTGCAAATCTTCCAGTTCTATTCTCAAGAGACCCCCCTTCTCCCATATTCTCTTTAACTTTTTCCGTTATTTGAGATTGGATTATATTCTGTAAATTAGCCGCTGAAGTGAATCTTCCTTGTTTGTCTCTTAACCTTGGAGTGCCTACTATAGGTTTTTTAGGTTTTGTACCCTTCTTCTTATTTTTATACGCCTCCGAACCCTGTGAGGTGTATTTTTTATCTTTTATCTTCTTACCTAGTATAACACTGTCTAAAGCGTCTGATACCATTTTTGCAGCTGAAGGGCTAGTTTCTAAATCTGCTAATTCATTTAACTTGGCGATTAATTGAGTACTGTATAGAGCTTTCTCTTCCGCGGCTTGAGCTGCATTCTGGCTATAAGACTGAATTTCTAAAGCTACTTTATAGTTTCCTTTAAATGCTGCACTGGTTGTGAGATGCTTCTTTGCAACCATAGAAAGCTTGAACCCTCTTATTTTTGGCTCTTTCCCTAGTAGGTCCAATACTGTCTTAGACTCCCTAGACGTCATAGAAGAGTTCTGAGTCATTGACATAGCTTTAATAGTTCTTTGACCTACTGCAGCAATAGTTCCTTGACCTCCGTGCCCTAAAATAAGAAACTGACTAAGGGGTTTGAAAAGCTTACTACCCCCTAGGTACCAATCGGTCTCTACAACCTTTTTTGTTTTTCCGGTTTTCTTATCCTTTCTGGATCTGGTTGAGGTAGCTACTGTTATCTCTTTTTTAAAATTACTAGCAAATCGGTCAGACATTGCTGTCTTCCAGTTTTTAAGAACGGCATAGTTATCCCTACCATCTTTAGTACTTTCTGCCATATATACTACTTTTCTTCCTACCCTTCCCTTAACTATACTTTTGGGAGAGTTAGACTTTATATCTTTTAGTATAAAACTAGCCATTTTCTTGGCTAAGGCATCATCCTCGATTTCATAATAGACTTTTAGCATGTCCTTTAAATTCTTATGAGAAGGAAAGCTCACATACTGAGTCATTGTATTTAGCTCAGACCTTAAGTCCTTTTTTATAACAGGGATAAGTTCTTTTTTTATAAATTCTTTTAATTTTGCAGAGCTCATCAGCTAATATGCCTATAATGTTCCAAGATACGTTTGATATGTGGTGGGAATTCTGAATGTAAAGACTGACTACGAGATATGTTTTTAATATCTGAGCCTGGCATAGACTTAGCAGGAGTTGACTCTTTCTTTAAATAGTAAGTAGTCAAATCATAGCAAGCTAGCTTTAATTCATCTGGAGTAGAAGAGTAACCACCTTTATATACAAGTTTTACAGATTTAGTGCCTTTAGGAAAGTTAGTAGAAATTCTCATAACTTCCTGGCTTTCAGCGTCTAATTCGTACTGCTTATCACAAGTCCAGAATTCTGAAGCTGCTTCACAAGTTGCTTGTGTTGTATAAGATGAATTGCTACATTCACCTGTCCATCTCTCAGCAGTAAATGCCCATGCATTTCCACTCGTATGTCCGGTAGTGGCTGCAAAAGTTACAGCTATGTCACCTTCTAGTGTTTGACTAGAACCTGTTATTGCTACGCCTGTTTCTTTCCAGTTATTCCCTCCATCACGAGACCATTTAAACGTGTCCGGAGTTCCTGTACCATCAATTTGTACTTTATAGCTACGTCCAATTTCACCTGACGACGTATTTGCGTTGTATCCAGTGATTGTTAGATCATTTAAGCCTGCCCCACTAAAGGAGTCATTATTAATACAAGTCGTTTCGGTGGTATTAGAAGAAATAGTACATTGTGCAGTACCTGATTCTAATAGATAGTAGTTATTACTATCTGCGCGGTTTGTTTCAACGGTTGATTTATCCGTCTTAGAGCTTGTGCGCTCGAATAACTGAACTACTTCTACGATAGGAAGCTCAGTTGGGAAGATAGAAGACTGACCGTCTGTAAGGTCGAAGTATTCTGTCTTTGCTGTGGAGTAGTTGTCGATAAACGTACGACCACAGTAGGTTTTTATAAGTGAACTAATCTGGGAGCGAAGATTATTAATCTCTGCATCTCTTGTAGTACTAGATATACCAGCGTAAGCTTTGTAATCACTGACTGCGTATAAATCTGCCATATTAATTCCTTAATTCACTTATAAAAACCGGCTAGGCCTAAACCTAACCAGTTTTATATCAACTATACTTTAGTTACAACTCAATTACTATGCTGCGTACTTAAGTAATACCATTGAAGCTTTAGTAGCTGTACCAGACTCTTTAGCGATGAAGCCGAATCTACGTGTAGCAACGATAGCCTTCTGTTGTGCAACTACATCCTCTGCAGTTTGAACAGTTAGGTTACGGTAGTTACCAACAATGTAGTTAGAAGGGTTTACCAACATAGCCTGTGCCTTAGATGCGCCTTGCGCTTCAAATGCATCAGAAACAACCATTGGAATGCCCCAGATCTTACCTAGCTCACCAGTCAAGATTGTAGCCTTCTCACCGTACTTGTCTGAAGTGATAACGTTAGCGTCATCAACTAAACCGTAGTATGCTTCTTGAGACAAGAATAATACTAAGTCAGAAGGGTTATGACCCCATGCGCCCATGTTTGTACGAGCAGTATGTACATCAGCAGAAGTAATTGTAGTAGTAGTACCACCAGTAGTTACTGAACCACCTGTATGTCCACCAGCGAACTCTTCAAGTTCTGTAAATGGAGCTGCAACGCCTGTACCTAAGATAGAAGCATCAGATGTACGAGCCATACGACGAGTAATTGCATCACTTACGATGTTAGCGATTGGAAGTAATGTATCTTCCTCTTCTTCGTAACCTACGTACTCACGTGTAGCAAGTTTGTATGCAGTCAATGCAACATCATTTAATAGGTGCTTACGTGTAGTACCTGAAGAATCGTCATTAAATGCTGTACCAATTTCAGTACCGTCATTGAAGTCGTTCTGGTTTGAAGCATCTACCCAAGTAGCGTTCATACCTGCATCAGGGTTAGAAGGGAAGTGCATAATGCGTGCGTTCATTTGAACAGTATTGAAAATTGATTCAACAACTACACGGTTCTTCATCTCTTCGAACATGTTAGCGTTCCAAGTAGTTTCCCAGTTCTGGTCGTCAGAGTTAATACGGTTAGAAGAAGCTTTTTCAATTAAACTCTTACCAACAGTAGTATCTTGTACGTTCATGCCTAATACTTTAGCTGTGATGAACGCTTGGTTCAACTCATCTTTAGTAGGTGCATTTGTACCAACTTCTGAGAATGACATCTTAGAGTTAGCCATAGCAGCCATTTCATCTTTAGCAGCTTTAAGCTCCTCAGACATTTCAGTGATAGACTTAGAGTAGTTATCTCCGTCTTCTTTAATTTTAGCTTCTAAAGCCTCTGCAGTTTTCTCTGCTTGGGTCTTACCCATTTCAATTGATTTAAGTTGCGCTTCTGCTGCAGCTTTTTCAGCCTTCTCAGCAACTTCAGCTTTGTATGTGTCTAATGCTGCAGTTGCAGATTTAGCCATCATAGCTTCTAGTTCTTTCTTATCCATATTAATTTCCTTAAGAATGTTATCCTGAGAAGGTTCCTTCTCTTCTTTTTGTAATTCCGCTTTTTCTTCAACTTTATCAAATGAATCTTTAAACGATTTATACTCGTCTACATTTTCAAATGACTTGGCTAAAGAGAAAGTCGAATCTTGATTAGCGGGAACAGACACAACACTAATTTCAAATAAAGATAAATCTTTAATATAGAATGTGTCGTCTTCCTTCTCGTAGTCTGCATCTTTAATGCTAAAACCAACGCTAAATGTTTTTAAAACTCCGTCTTTGATTAAGTTATATACTTCACCTGCAGCTTTACTAATTTCTGCAACAATTTCCAGCCCCTTGTCAGTTACATTGTAATCAACAGTGGTACCTACTGGACGTGAATAGTCATGGAAAGCAAGGATAATAGGGTTTTTTAGATAATCATCCATACCACCCTTTGTCCAAGCCTCTTT